TTAGGCCGCCAGCCGATACAGCGTGATGCCGCCGGCCTCGCCCAGCGGCATCTTCCCCACCGCCCAGCGCGGCAGCTCCGCCTCGCGGTGCCAATGCGTGGCGCCAGGGGCCAGGTCCGGCAGGGCGCCCGCGATGGCGCGCGCCGCGATGCGCCGGCAGATGGCCAGCGCCGCGTCGCCTTCCGGCACGCGCCAGGCCTCGCCTTCCACCCGCCAGCAGCCGAACTGGAACGGCGCGCGGCAGACGGCCGCCACCAGACCCGGCAGGCTGACCATCGGGCTGTTCCCCGCGAAGCGCGCCCGCGCGGCGGCATCCTCCTTCGCCAGCCGCGCGCGGCGCAGCACCAGGGCGGCCAGCGCCTCGATGCCGCGCACGGGGCAGCGGCCGGCCTCCGCATACAGGGTACGGGCCAGGATCTCGGTCGGGTTCATCGGCGGGTCGCCTCTTCCAGCTTGGCTTCGATGCGGTTCAGGTGCTCGGTCACGCGCTGGTCCAGGCTGCGGATCAGCGACAGGGGCACGTAGGTGCGCGCCACTTCCAGCTTGAAATGGGCCAGTTCCTCCCGCGTGCGGGACAGGCCATCGGTCTGGCGCAGGTCGCCGCGCTCGATGCGGCGGTCCAGCTCGCGCCGGATGCCCAGCAGCATCCAGAACAGCCCCATCAGCATGGGGGCCTGCACCACGGAAACGATCAGGTTGGGGGGGACCTCGGCGGGCGTCATGCTATAAGCCTCTGGCAAGGGGATTTTGATGATGTGGAATGAACCGTATCTCGAGACCTGCTGCCGTTCGGCCCTGCACCGGCTGACGCTGGTGGGCACGCATGGCCGCCCGCCCGGGCTGAAGGACGGGCCGTGCCTGAAGCGGCTGCAGTCCATGGGCCTGTCGGCCGAGCGACCGGACGGAAGGTTCGAGATCACCGCGGCGGGGCGCGAGCGCCACGCCGTGGAGATCATCCCCCGCGCCAGGACGCTGGGCGCGCGGGCGGCGGCCTAAGGGGCAAGCGAACAGGCTCGCTCAGGATCAGCCCGGCGGCAGCATCCAGCCCGTCATCCCGCGCGTTGCGGTCCTCCGGGCGCCAGTCGGTCATTTCGGCGCTGAACGGGCCATCCAGCACGCGGTCATGTGCGAACAGGCGCCGCGCCGCGAGTAGCGGGTCGAAGGCCGCCAGGATGCGGTCGGCCTTGGCCTTGTGGCTGTTGTGCTCGCGCACGGTCGCCGCCGCCCCGGCCTCGGCCAGCGCCCGCCGCAGCAGCGCGGGCAGGAACTTGCCGATGCCGTTGGTCTCCACGAATACCGCGGGCAGCTTCAGGTCACGCACGATCGCGGCCACCTGCCGGCATTGCTGGGTGGCGTTGTCCGTCTCCGCATCCGGGTCGTGGGTCAGCCAATCCATGCTGTGCAGGAAGTGGCAGCCCTCGCCGTCCGAGAAGGCGGTGGCGAGCACCGAGCCGTCGCCTGCCTCACGCCTGCCGAAGGAGGGGTCCCAGAAGGCCCCGCCCGACAGCATCCGCCGGCCCAGCAGGTCCATCTGGGCGCGGCCGTTGGCCTCCCGGTATTCGGGTTCGGCGCGGTAGCGGATGATGAGCGCGGGGTCGAGCCGCGCGGCCTCCGCCCGCACCGGTTCCAGCTGCATCTGCCGGGCGAAGGCGAGCGGCCCCACGCGGTCCCGCAGCGCCATGATGGCGGGCAGCGGGAAGCGTTCGGGCCAGGCGCTGTCGCCGGCGCTGTTCAGCATCGGCAGGCGCAGGCGGCGATAGCCGCGCAGCAGCGGCTCCTTCTCCGGCCGGTAGAGCGTCTCGGCCGAATGCGGGGTGCCCACCATCAACTGCGTGCCGCCGGGCACGAGCACGAATTCGCTCTCGGCCAGGCGTTCGCGCAGCTCCGCGCGCTTGGTGGCGGTGTCGCAATTGCCCGCCACCTCCACGTCGTCGCAGATGATCAGTTCCGCGCGGTTGCCGGTGATGTTGCCGCCGATGCCCTGCGCCATCATGGACGGGTCGCGCAGCACGGCCTTCCGGGCCACGGTGAAGCGGTCCGCCGCCCAGGCATCCGCGCCGTCCGGCAGAAGGGGCGCGCAGAGCGGGTGGCGCTCGATGATGCGCCGGACCTGGCCCACCATCTTGCCTGCCAGCGCCTGGTCGGCCGCGATGACCAGGATGCGCGCATCCGGGTTGGTCACAAGCCACCAGGCGCAGAACAGCCCGACCAGCGTGGACTTGCCCGAGCCCCGGAACGCCATCAGCAGCAGGCGGGTGTCGCCTGCCTCCCGCCGCGTGCCCAGCCAGCGGGCGATGCGGCGGTGGTGCGCGGGCGTCGACTGGCCCTGCACCTCGTTCCAGACCCAGACGAACTCAATAAACTCAAGTGTCGGCCTCCGGCTCACCCGTGGTGTCCTCCGGCTTGTCCCCGGCCAGGGCTGCGCGGGCGCGGGCCACGATGGCGGAGAGGTTGTCGCCTGGCGCCTGTTGCCCGGCATCGCCGAGCTTCATGAGCGCCTCGAGATGCGAGAGGGCGGCCTTGGCGGCGTTGTGCCGCGCAAGGAACAGCTTGGACGTGTCGAGGTCCTGGAACGCGGCATTGCCCGCGAGGAAGTTGCGATATTCCTCCGCGACCAGCCGCGTCTGTTCCTCCAGATCCAGCCCCGCCCTTTTCAGGCGGCGCCGCGCCACTACAGCGTCACCATCACAGGCGCGGCTTCACGGCGCGCACCATCAGCGTGCCGCTCGCCAGGTCGATGGCCGTGCTGGCGTGCCGGTTGGTGGCGCGTGCGGTGACCGTGCCGCTGGAGCCCGTGGTGGTGATCGCGCCGCTCCATTCGATGAAGCCCGATGCCGAGCTGTGCGAGACGGAGACGAAATCCCCGCCCTGCACATAGGGCAGCGTGACCGCCTGGGTGGCATTGGCGCCGGCGGCAATGCTGGGCGGGTCATAGGTGATGCTCGCCGTCAGTTCCCGCCCGCCCCACAGCCGCCCGCCGCCCGCCAGGATGGCCGGCGCATCCGTGCCGCCGACATACAGGCGCAGCGCCTTCAGCACCGCGCCGGCCGACCCGCCGCGCACGCCGATGACGGCATAGGCGGCCGAGCTGTGCAGCGTGACCCGCTGCAGCCGGTTCAGCGCGATGCCGGCCGACAGGCTGTCGAGATCCGCATTGCCCTCCCACCAGGAGGAGGGCGAGCCCTGCCAGACGGTGTTCATGTTGGAGAACAGCACCGGTGCGCTGTCGTTCAGCACGGTCTCGCTGCCGTCGAACTGCACGATGAAGGGGCGCAGGGTAGTGCCCTCGGCGGCCAGGAAAAACTCCTTGCACAGGGTGCAGTCCACCACGAAGCCGATGCCCCGGCTGGTCGGCAGGGTGATGTTGTCGTTGTTCAGCGTGATGGAGGACAGGCCCGCAAAGCACAGCCCGTTCATGGTGGTGGGCGGGCCGGAGGGGTTGCCCGAGAGCACCGTCATGCCCTCGAAGCCGATATCCGTGCTGTTCCAGCGGAAGGCACGGGCGCGGACATTGCCGGCTTCCGCGACCAGGCGCGGGCTGCCATGGGCGGCGGCGGCCTGGTGCAGGGCCACCACCGTGCCGCCGGCCCGCGTGGCGCCCGCGGGGTAATGGATACCGGCACCGGTGAAGCCATAGGTGCCGACATAGCCCACCTCATACAGGCAGTCGTTCGCCCCGCCGGTGTGGCGGGCGACATAGGGGCTGCACTGCTCCATCCGGATGCCGCGCGCGGTGATCGCCCGCGCATCGGCCACATCCACCAGGAAGGGGATGGCATCCACCGTGCCCGGCGTGCCCTGGCGCTGCAGCTCGAAGGCGGGGCCCACGAAATGATGGGCATTGTGCCGGTTATAGGCCCCCGCCGCGCAGGAGAACCGCACGCCGAAGCGCGACAGCGTGGGGTTCACGCTGGAGGCATTGGCGAAATGCCCACCCATGTAGGTGATGCTGTTGTTCCAGCCCGCCGCGCTGCCGGTGCGGATGTCGAGCCCGTAGCGGTTGTTCGCGATGCGGCCGAGGTGCAGCGTGCTGTCCTCGAAGCCGCGCTCGTCACCCAGCGTCTGGATGCCGATGCAGAAGCCCTCGGCCTGCAGCACCTCCACATGGCAGGCGTCGAGGTTGACCAGCCGGATGCCGACATCGCTCTCGCTGGACCAGTCGCTCTGCGTGGCGCGCATCACGCGCAGGCCCGCGTAGTGGCGGGTGGCGTTGCGCGCGGCCCCGCCGGAACCGATGGTCAGCGCCGCCTGGCCCCAGGTGCCGGCATAGAGGATGGAGCCGCGCATGGTCAGCCCCGCCGCATCGCCCGAGAGCGAGAGCGGCATGGTGGTGCGGTGCGTGCCCTCACCGATGACCAGCAGCTTGCCCGCGACCGCCGCGGCATTCATCGCGGCCTGCAGCGCCGGGCCGTCATCGGCCACGCCGTCACCCACCGCGCCGAAGTCGCGCGCGGTCAGGGCCTCGGCCAGCTTGTCCTCCACGCTGCGCGGCACGGCGCCGGTGAAGGCGTTGGTGATCAGGCCGGTCTGGGCCAGCAGCGCGATGCCGCCCGTGGCGTCGAAGCCCAGCACCTTGTTGGCGCGGCCGGGGGCGCTGGGCAGGGTCAGGTCCCCGTATTCCGACGGGTCGAGGCGCATGGCGCCCGTCAGCGCGTCCTGCTGCTCCTGCATGGCCGCGACCTGATAGTCGAGCTCGTCATTCAGCACGCGTGCGCGCAGCACGCCGTTGGACTGGAAGTCGCTGGTGCGGGCCAGGCGCAGGTTGCGCCGCAGGGTCAGGCGGCGGCCGGGCGCGGGTGGCACGTCGAAGGTGACCTGCCCGCCATTGCTGTCGCCGGCGCCGGAGACGGTGAAGCCCGAGAACTCCCGGACATTGTCGAGGCGGACCTCCAGGTCCTCGATCTCGAAGATGGGAAACGGGTAGGTGAAGGCACCCTGCATCCCGTTGGTGACGTAGTGGACGCGCGGCGCGATGTCGCCGATCTGGATATGGTCAGCCATGGTGGGGCTCCTCAGCCGAGCAGGCTGGAGACGGCGCTGCCGAAGCTCTGCCCCGCGCGCACATAGGATGTCAGGCTGGCATCCGGGTTCAGCAGGGAGGCACGGCCGGAGGCAAGGCGCGCCTGGTACACCTGGTCGGAGGCGTTCTGCGCGGCGGCGGCATCGCCCGTCAGCCCGGCGGTGACGGCCGCGGCCGACCCGTCATCGGCGGAAATGCCCGAAGCCCCGGCACGCGCGCGCGCCGAGGCCACGGTGCGGGCCAGTTGCAGCTGGCGCGTGGCGGCATCGGCCGATTGCTGGGCCACCAGCTGCTGCTGGCGCGCGGCCTCGGCCTGCTGGGACTGCGCGGCCTGGGCCTGGGCGAGCGCCGCCTGGGACTGTGCCTGGCGCGTCTGGGCATAGACGCCCGCGCCGGCGCCCACCAGCGATGCTACGGAAGCGAGAGCGGCCATCAGTCGGTGATCCTCATCTCGGTGGTGATGGAAAGCAGGGTGAAGGGCAGGGGCGTCGAATCCTCGATCCGCCACAGGGGGCGCGTCGCATCCCGCCGCCAGCCGAGCGCGCGCAGCCGCACATCGCCGGTAAACACCGGCGGGGCGGCATCGAGCATGTTCGTGTCCAGCCTGCGGAATGGCACCGGCTGCGCGCCGCGCCCGACATCGACCGTGAGCGCGCTGGTGTTCAGCAGGCGGAAGGTGACGGCGACCAGGCGCAGCGGCACGGAACGCGCGCCGCCCACCCCCAGCAGCTCGGGCGGCAGGGGCTCGATCATGTGGGTATAGGCGAGGCCCACCTGCAGGGCGGTGGCGCCGTCATCCAGCACCACAGCGCCGTTATCGACCACCTGGCTGTCGCGCGGGGCGCCATCGGCCAGGATGGCGGCCTCGTGCCCCTCCAGGTGCGACAGGCCGGACCAGGTCAGCTGCGGGGCGCCGGCGGTGCCGGTCAGCGCCGCATCCAACGTCAGCTCGGGGTCGAAGCGCTCCAGCCGGAACACGCCCCAGCGCCAGGTCACGGCATAGACCGTGCCCTCGACCTCCGCGAGCATGACGAAGCTGCCCTGGGTGGATTGGCCGGTCCAGGCCGTGACCTGCTCGTCGCGATACAGCGTGAGCGTGGCCAGGCTGCCGTCGTCCATCGCCACATGCAGCAGGCGCCGCCGCTGGTCATAGGCCATGGAAACCGGCGTGCGCATCAGGTGCTGGGACACCAGCGCCAGGTCATTGGCCTGATACACCTGTTGCACATCGGTATAGGCGAATTCGTAGATCGAGGTGCCGCTGCGGGCGGCGAAGATGGTGCTGCCATCCACATCCACCGGCGGCACCATGCGGGCCACCATGCTGCCCACCCGGGTCTGCCGGTTGAGCTGGATGCTGGAAGGCGTGAGCGGGTCGCCCGTGACCATCCATTCGCCGCCCGAGGTGAAGACCTGCAGGTGCCGCCCCGAGAACACGCCCCGGATGGCGTTCACCTGGTCGCTGACCAGGCCGAAGCTGATGCCCTGGTCATCGAGGCCGGTGCCGAGATCGAAATTGAACAGATCCCCGCTCCGGGACAGCCACAGCCGGTTCGGCAGGTCCCGCGAGCCCCCGATCACCAGCCGGTCCTGGTGGAAGCACACCGTCACGGGCCAGCCGTGAATGGTGCTGAAGGCGCTTTCCTCCCAATCCTTCGTGGCGGCGATGCCGGGCAGCGTGTCGAGCACATTGGCCGTCGCGGTGGTGGGCGAGGCGATGGACACGATGTCCACCCGCTTGCCCTGGATCAGCCAACGCTGGCCGGCATGGCCCGCCAGGAACACGTTGCCCCCGGCCGTGAGGGTGATGGTGCCGGTGGTGGCGCTGGGCGTCATGCTCACGCCTGCATCGACGAAGCGGTGCGTCGGCACCTCCACCCAGGGCCAGGCGTCGATCGTCCAGGCGGTGTGGCTGCTGCGCGTCACGCGCTTCGGGTCCACATCCGGGTGGCAGATCAGCAGCGTGTCCGCGCTCTGCGTGAAGCTGAGCTGCGAGAGCTGGGACAGGGCCCAGGGGCTGGCCAGCTGCGCCACCTGGGCATCGCCCATGTAGACGGACATCAGACGGTCGGTCAGCACCAGCAGATAGGTCTGCTCGGTGTTGAACTCGAAGGCGATCAGGCGCGCATAGCCGGGCAGGGTGGCGATGTGGCGCAGGCCCGGCCGGCGCGTCAGCCCGCCCGTGGGCTGGATGAACACGTTGGTCAGCTTGCGGGCGCCATTGGCATAGGCGCGCAGGTCGGCGCGGCCCAGCAGCTCGGGCGCCAGCTCACCGGCGGTGAAGCTGGTCTTGACGGTGCGGCTGTCTGCCATGGCTCACCCCCTCGCGCTGATCAGCGGGAAGTCCCGCAGGGCACGCGGCGTGTCCTGGCTGCTGTCGGCATGGCGGGCGGCGCGCAGCTCGCTCTCGGCCTGCTGGTACAGCAGCTGGGCGCGGGTGGTGGTCTCGGTCAGCGGGATGCAGAACTCCGCCGCCAGCCGCGCCACCAGCGCCGAGGCGAAGAAGGCCGGGAAGGCGCTCTCATCCGGGCGGAAGACGTAGGTGAGGGTGACGGTCTCGGCATCCGTGTGCAGCCGGCCCTCGAACAGGCGATAGCGCAGGCCCTCACCCGCCATGGCGCCGCCGGCCGACAGCACGCGCAGGAAGCCCACGGGCAGCTGGTAGGCGTGGTTGAAGTCCGCCACCGGGCTCGCGGCCAGGCGCGGCAGGCCCTCCTGGCCCGTGGCGAAGGACCACGGGTGAAGGGACAGCAGCGTGTCGCGGATGGCGGGATACAGATTGGCCGCCACCTCCGCCTCGGTCGTGCCGTCGTCGAAGGAAGCGATGGGCTGGGCACCGATCTTGAGCAGCGCGCGTGAGCACAGGGCGAGGGCGGTGAGGGCCATCGGCGGGAACTCCGGAATGTGGGTGGGTGAGCGAAGGTGGGGTGGGGCGTTACGGGGGGCGTTGCCCCCGGAACCCCCAGCAAGGGGCGCTGCCCCTCGCATCCCCGCCAGGACCGTAGCGGCCCTGGACCCCGAACAATTGGCACCAAGGCTTGGGAAGGCAGGACTGTTTGAATTATATAAAGAAAATGGCGCCCCACCTGCCAGGGTAGGGCGCCAAAACCCGGTTTCCAAAGGCCTTTCGGCCTTTGGCGGGGTCTAAGGGGCGAAGCCCCTTACTCCTTGCAGCGCATCCGCACGGCGCCCTGGCCATCCACCAGCACAGCGCCCTGGCTCATCATGCTGTTCACGAAATACGCCGCGCGGTCGCCGTGCCAGGTCACGTCGGTGATGACCTCGGACGCCGTCGCATGGGCCACGGCCGTCTTGTGGTAGAAGTAGCAGTAGCGAAGGCTGCCGTTCTTCGTCAGGCCGGAATGCGGCATCCACAGCGCGCCCAGCCACTTCTTCGCCTGGGTGCCGCCCTTCCAGGGCAGCTCGTCGGCGCCGGCGTAGTTGGCGTGGGCGAATTCCGTGATCGTCAGCAGCTCCGACCACTGCTTCCAGCCCACGATCGCCACGCGCTGGCCATCATCCGGCACGTCGTTGGCGCCCAGCGCCTGGAAGGCCAGCAGCACCTTGTTGCGCGTCATGCCGTCATTGTCGGTCTCGCCGACATTGGTGCCGATCGCCTCGTTCGTGCTGGTGTCCAACGCGGAGATGATCAGCTCATCCGTCTTGCGGCCGAGCGCGAAGGCGCCGGCATTGGCCACGACCGAACGCTCGTCCACGTTCGTCTTCAGCTCGTCGAACCGGTCGATCCAGTCGCCGGCATAGTGGTCCTGCAGGAAGCATTCGACGCTGGTGTGGTCCAGGTTCATCACCGGCACGACGCCGTTGCGGGACTTGGACGCGGCGGTGCCGCGGCCGACCTTCTGGAACACGGTGGAGGCGCCGCGCACGCCGGTCTTGCTGCGGATGGTGGCGCGCAGCTTGCTGCCCTGGCGCTGGTAGGCCTCGTGGACCTCGGTGGCGTACTGCTTGATGAAGGCCTGGTCGATGGAGGCGGACATGGCTGTCTCCTGGAGAGGGTTCGGGGGGTAGGCGCGCAACGGGGTTCACCCCGAGGGGGCCTCGTTGCGCGCAGGCCGTCGGCGCCTGCCGCGCGGGGCGGCCGGTTGTGCCGGGGCAAAGGGGAAGGGGGCCCGCCGGTCGCGAGGGGGAACACGACCGGCGGGCGGCCCAAGGGCGAGGGCACTCGGCGAGAGCCGGCTCTCAAGCCCCCGGGCGAACGGGGCACGCGGAGGAAGGGGGCGCGTGCCCCGATGCCGAGTTCAGCGCCTCAACCGTTCACGAGCTTGCGGAAGCCCTCGGTCACGCGCTGCACGAAGGCGGGCTCGCGAGAGCGCCAGTAGCGCGGGTCGCGCATCATCACGCGCAGCTCCTCCTCGCTGAGATTGGCGGGCGGCTGGCTGTCCTTGGCCATCTCGGGCTCCTTGCCGGCCATCATCCGCTCCAGCGCCAGCACACCCTCGAAGGTAGTGGACAGCGCGTCGAAGACCGGCGCCGGCAGGTTCTGGCGGCCCCAGGCGGAAAGCTGGCGGGCCACGCGGCGGAAGCGTTCCTCGCCGCCGAAATGCTCGGACAGCTTGGCCACCTGGCGTTCGGCCTCGAACTGCTGGGCGGCCTCGGCGATCAGCGGCAGCAGCTTCTGCTCGGCCAGGTCATAGACCAGCTGCACCTGTTCCTGCGTGAAGCCCGCCTGATGCAGCGTGGCGTTCACCGCGGGGTCGATGCCGAGGCCGGCCTTGTCCGTGATGGTGTACATGTCCGGGCTCTGCGGAATGCCCAGCAGCTCACGCCAGCGCTCCAGCTCCGCCGGGTCGGCGTTCACGTCGGGGCGGGCGACGCGCTGGGACAGGCGCTTCTCCAGCTCGCGATAGCTTTTCAGCAGGGCCTCGACGCGCAGCTCGCCGGTCGCGGGGTCGAGGAACTTCTGCGGGATGTCGAGCTGCGCGGGCTTGGCGGCATCGGCGTGGGTCTTGTCGGCCTGGGAGGCTTCGAGCGCGGTATCGAGCAGGCTGTCGGTCATGGGGGGTTATTCCTCAACTTGGGTAGGAACGAGGATCTCGGCGGGGGCACCGAGAGTGCGGGCGAGCCAGCGGGTGGCCGAGGCCGCGTCGACCTGGGCGGCCGCCGTGCCGCCGATCTTCCCGACCGCGTCGAGGAAGAGCAGCGTGTTGGCGGCATCCGCGCGGCCCTGCACACGGGCGAGCGGGCTTTCGTAGCAAAGCCGCACCCCGGAGCCGTCGAGCAGCACGGGCGGCACCTCGCCACGGCGTGCCAGGATGTTCAGGCAGCGCGCGATCATCGGCGTCAGCAGCTCCGTCTGCAGCCGGCCGTAGGTCGCGCCCAGCAGCCGGGCGGCGGTGGCGGAGCGTTCCAGCACCTCGGTCGCCGTCATCTGCGCCTTGCCGTCGGGCATGGTCAGCCGGTCAGCCAGCAGGGCGGAGCGGATGCGCGCGCGCAGATCGTTCAGCACAAGCTGCGACACGTCGAAGCTGCCCGGTGCCTGAAGGGGCGTGAGGCCGGAACTGCCCGGGGCCTTCGGGATGATCGCGCCCGGCTTCAGCTCGATGGTGGCGGGGTTCAGCACTCCGTCATCCTCGGCCTGCCAGATGCCGGTGCAGGCGATGGAGGCATTGCGCAGCACGAGCTCGACCACGCGGTTCGCGGTGCGGATATCGGGCAGCGCCTTCATCACCGGGCCGCGGCCATAGATCTCGCCGGGCGCCTTCAGCCATCGGAAGGCGATGAAGGGGCTTTCGGAAAAGCCGCCCTCGGCCAGCATCAGGGGCTGGCTGTCGCCGGTGGCCAGCACCGCCGCGAAATGGGTGCCATAGGCATCGGGCCAGACGGCCTCGATCACCTTGTGCCTGGTCTCCCGGTCCTCCGCGACCTGGCGCGGCAGCTCCGTGAAGGGGAAGCGGCGCAGGATTTCCTCCGACGTCATGCGCATCTCGCGGAAGATCGTCGTCAGGCGGCCGGAGGGGCCTTCCTCCAGCACCGCGCTCGCGATCGGCACGGCGGTGAAGCGGAGGGCGGAAGGCTCGCCGAGCGGGGCTTCCTCCACCAGGATCACGCCGGTGCCGGTCACGACCAGATCCAGGAAGGCCTGGTGCATCTCGATGGCGAAGTTCGAGCGGTCCAGCTCGCGCTGCAGGGAGCGCGCCGTGCCTTCCAGGGCGAAGGCGGTGGCCTGGCCTTCGGGCGTGTCGGCCATTTCCTCGCTGGGGGCGAGGCCGAACCAGCGTGACCAGGGCGGCGTCAGCTCCGCGAGGAGGGAGGCGGCGAGCTGCTCGGCCGCATCGGCCGCGGTGGCGTCGAACAGGCCGGCCTCCTGGCCGGGGCGGGGCAGGACATGGTCGTAGGCGTCCTTCCAGGTGGCTTCATAGGGGCGGCGGCGTTCCAGCGCGCGCTCCATGCGGGCGATGATCTGTTCCGGGGTCATGCTTTACTCGCCGAGCAAGGTCTTGCGGGAGACGGCGGGGGCGGCGGCGAGCACGCCGCGTTCCGAGGTCGCGATGGTGCCCTGCAGGCCGCGGCGCAGCCGGGCCTGGTTGTCGGTGCGGGCGGCGGAGGCGGCCTCGTCGCCGGTGGGGGCGGGGGTGGCGATGGTCTGAGCCGGCGTCGAGACGACGACGGGCTTCGGCGCGCTGAAGACGCTGCCCATGGGCCGTACGCTCCTGATTGTGGGGGGCACAAAAAAGGCCAGCAGTCGCTTCAGCGATGCCAGCCTGGAAGCGGGCGCAGCTCGCCCGTTGATAGGGAGCTTATAGTCAGGAACATTATCCGACGTCAAGAACTTTTTCTTGTTGTTCGGTTGCGTCGTGAGGGCGCGATGCAACCCATGCGGGGTCAGGGCGAAGGGCGCACTACCTCCCAGCGTGGCGCGGCACAGGCCGACGCAGTTCATCGGCATGATGGCAGGCCACAGGGAGGCACGCGCGGGCGCCGGCACGAAAGGGCCGGCCGAGGCGAAGCCGGCACGCCGATAGAAGCGCGGCAGATCGAAATCCGCCGGCAGATCAAGGCGTTCCACGAGGAGGCGGTTGGTCATGGGGTCGAGCAGCGTCCAGCCGCGATCATCGAGGATCGCGGCGAAGCAGTGGCGGAAGCGGGGGGAAAGCAGGCGCTGCCAGGCCATGTCGGCCCGGCCGCCGAACAGGATCCAGACCTGCTGGCCCTCGCCTTTCGGGGGGCGGGCGGAGGGCATGTCAGCCGAACAGGGGCACGACGTTGTCGTCATCGGCGGGCGGCGCCGTGAAGCCGTTGCCGGCCACGATGCCCTTGTTGCGCAAGGGCCATTCCAGGCGCGAGAGCGCTTCCTTCCACTGCTGGAAATCGGCGCGCTCCGTGGGGTAGCGCGGGTTGGGGGCGCTGCCGCGCTCACCCCAGCGGCGCAGGACGCGGGCGTGGTTCAGGTCGATGCGGCGCTGGCGGTACAGGCGGTCCAGGCACTTCACCACATCGTCCGGCTCGCAGGGGCGGATGGCGGCGCCGCGGCCGGCGACGACGCGCGCGCCGTCCTGGCGGGCGATGAGCGCGGACATGGTCCAGAACCAGGCTTCCTCGGCGCTGGCGAAGGGTTCGGCCTTGGCGATGGACGCGAAGGTGGTGGCGTGGTGGGGGCGGGGGGCGGAGGCCATGGGGGGGACGCCTTCTGCGTAAGAGAACACAACGGGAACATAAACCCCAGGTTGCAGAACCCGCAAGTGGTAAAAACAATATTTTCCTATTGCCTCGGGAATGCGTCCCTAGGATAATAGGCGCATGCGACACGATGACGTCTGGCGGGCCATCGATGCCATCGCCGCCGAGAACGGGCTTTCGCCCTCCGGTCTCGCGCGGCGCGCGGGGCTCGATCCTACGGCCTTCAACCCCTCCAAGCGGGTGGGGCCGGATGGGCGTGCGCGTTGGCCGTCAACGGAATCCGTCTCCAAGGTGCTGGCCGCGACCGGCACGGCGGTGGAGAATTTCGCGTCGCTCGTCTCCGGCCAGGGGCCGCAGGCCGGCCGGTCGCGCGGGTCTGTCGCGCGGCGCATTCCCCTGATCGGCCTGGCGCAGGCCGGTGGGGATGGTTTCTTCGACGATGGCGGTTTTCCTGTCGGCGGCAGCTGGGATGAGATTTCCATCCCGGATATCGCCGATCCGAATGCCTATGCCCTGGAAATTTCCGGGGATTCGATGGAACCCGTCTTCAGGGATGGGGATATAGTCATTGTCTCACCCCAGGCGCCGGTCCGGCGCGGGGATCGCGTGGTGGTGCGCACCAGGCTGGGTGAGGTGATGGCCAAGCAGCTGGTGCGGCAATCCGCCAAGCGCATCGAGTTGCAGAGCCTGAACCCCGCCCACCCGAACTACAATTTCGAACTGTCCGAGGTGGCCTGGATGCATCGCATCGTCTGGGCCAGCCAATAG